TACGGACAAAGATACTGATGCAGGAGGAGAGCAAGTAAAAAGCGAACCAAAAAAACAAGCATTAGATTCTAAGAGATTTCAAGATGCAGTCAAAGCGTTAAACGATGGCAAGATAACACGTCAATCTTTAGAAGATAAGTTTGCATTAACAGATGGTCAAATTGATATATTAAACGCACTATGAAAGTTAGATGCTCTGCTATAGGAAAGATAATGTCAGCTCCGAGAAACAAATCGGAGTTGCTTAGTCAAACTGCAAAGACGTACATTCACGAAATGGTTCTGCAGGATAAATATGGAATTAGAAAAGAGTTTAGTTCACGTTACACAGACAAAGGTAACGAAGTAGAAAAAGAATCAATCAACCTAGTTAACGAAGTGTTAGACGTTGGATTTATTTACAAGAACGAAGAACATTACCAAAACGATTGGATTACAGGAACTCCGGACGTAAACACGGAAGAAGTATTACTAGACGTAAAAAGCTCTTGGGATGGTTCTACATTTCCATTTTTTGAGACCGAGATTCCAACAAAGGATTACTACTATCAACTGCAAGGTTATATGTGGCTAACAGGTAAACAAGAATCAATGCTTTGTTACTGCTTAGTTGATACACCGGAATTAATGGTTGAAGACGAAGTAAGAAGAGCGCATTGGAAGTTAAACCTAATGGAAGAGAGCTTAGACCTAAGAGACGAAATACAGAAGAAACACATCTTTAGCCACATACCAAAGAACAGACGTGTAAAAGTATTCTACGTACAGAAAGACGAAGCAGTCATTGAACGAATCAAGGAGCAAGTAGAGCTTTGTCGTGAGTATTATAACACTTTAATTAATTTCTTATGAACCAACAAATAGAAGACCAAATAGTATTACGTGTTTTAAGCCGTTTTGCCGAACGTTCTCAAGTAGGAATAAACAAGTACAACACAACACTTGAAAGAACCGACCTAGACACCTTAGAATGGCTTACACACGCACAAGAAGAAGCTATGGACTTTGTGCTTTACTTGGAACGATTAAAAGACGAATACAAAAGTAAAGACTTAAGTAGAACAATGCCTAAATAAACAAGAACAATGAAAGCTCAACAAATACAATCGGAATTATACAATTTAGAAAATGGGTTTGCTTATCATGAACAATACTTTACAACTCAAACACAAAAGAAAATAACAGTTGAACAATGGCAACAAGTAAATTCATTTATTCAAGATGTTGTTGATGTTATGAGTGATGGAATTAATGTTGAATTATTTAAAGTATTAAAAAAATGAAAGAGAAAACACTAGCAATAATCGTAATGTTCCTTGTCTTAGGAATGATAGCAATAGTAGGAACTGCAATAGTATCACAGATATTTAAAGGTTCTTTTTAAACGTAAACAATTAAATAAATATACAATGGAAAACAAAGTAAACACAGGTGTTCTGTTCAAGAACGACAAAAAGACGAGTCCTAATCAACCTGATTACAGAGGTAAAGGAAACTCATTCGGAAAAGAAGTAGAGATTGCTGCTTGGATTAAACAAGGTAAGAACGGCAGTTTTTTAAGTTTGTCATTTTCTGAGCCATATGTAGTTCCGGTAAGTGAGCCAATTAGTCAAGCAAGTAACGATGACTTTCCGTTCTGATGTACATTGACGAGGGAGGATTGCGAAAGCAATTAGAGATGTTGCTTCGTACCAAAACACGAAATCAAATTGTGCAAGAGATAAAGTCAAACACAGGTAAGTTTCATCAATATCAGATAGACAAATTCCTACAAGGTAAAGATGTCACACTCTGCACAGTGATAAAGCTAGACAATTACATCAGCAGAGAGATTTACTTAAACAATTTAGAGCCACTTTAACAGGTGGCTTTTTTATTGTTGATAACTTTTTAGCAACGTGTTTAGATTTTCATCGTAAGTTTGATTAGAATTTAATCAATGGAGTTACTAACTAAAGTATCAAACCATCACAAAGAGTGGGTAAAGATAGTTACCACTTTCGGAAGTGATTTACCTGAGGACATTGTACAGGAAATGTATTTGCGCCTACATAAATACGGACAAAAGGAAAAGGTATTAAACGAATCAGGAGAAGTAAACTTATTTTACATTTGGACTTTGCTTAGAAACTGTTGGCACGATAGCAACAAAAGAAATAAGATAGAGTTTATATCAATAGAGAATCTTTATAACTTACAGGACATTGAAGATACTTTAGATAAGCACGAAGCGTTTAATAGAATTGAAATATTGATTGAAGCTGAAAGCAAAACATGGCATCACTACGACAAGATGCTCTTTGATATTTATAGAAACAAAACTTTATCAATGCGAGACATCGCAAAGGAAACGAATATTAGTCTGAAATCTATTTTCAATACTTTGAAACATTGTAAAAAACGAATCAAAGAGAACGTAGGTGAGGACTTTGAAGATTATTTAAACAACGATTTTGAATTAATAAAATAAACAATGGCAAAAACACGAACACCAAAAGCTCAAGGACTAGGAGACACAGTAGCACAAATCACAAAAGCTACAGGAATTGATAAGCTAGTTAAATTTATTGCAGGAGAAGATTGCGGATGTGATGAACGTCAAGCAAAGCTAAACGAGTTATTCCCTTACAGAACTCCTAAATGTTTAACAGAGGATGAATACACGTACCTAAACGAATCACAGGTATTAAATAAACAAACATTAAAACCAAGTGAACAGGATGCAATCTTAAAAGTATACAATAGAATCTTTGGAATCAGCAGAGAGCCTACATCATGTGCAACGTGTTGGTTGGAGATTATCCAAAAGATGCAAAAGGTATTTAACGAGTACGCAACTGCATAAACACGAAATGAGATATTACTTAGTTGACCACGGAAAAGAAATGATAGAAGCTGCTAATAAGGTAACAGACTATCTATCTAAGCAAGGATTTCACTATGTAGTATACTTGACAGATGCGGACGGATTAATGTGCGTTGAAGAAATAGATGAGAATGAATTTTTAGACCATTTCAAACACTACAAAAACACGAAATAACAAATGAAAAAAAAAGTAGGTAGACCAAGAAACCTAAACAACCCCGAAGAACTACAAGAACTATTCGACAAATACAAAGCAGACGTAAAAGCAAACCCAAGAATCAAAAGCGTATTTGGAGGCAAAGAGTTTGAAGAGAGAGCAGAGCCATTAGAAAGACCTTTAACAATGGAAGGTTTTGAATTGTTTTGTTACAAAGAAGTAGGATGCGTTGAAGATTATTTTAAGAATACTGATAAAAGATACACAGAATTTACTCCCATCTGTACGCGTATAAGAAAAGCAATCCGTCAAGACCAAATCGAAGGAGGCATGGTTGGACAGTACAATCCTTCAATCACACAACGATTAAACGGACTCACAGAAAAAGTAGAAAGCACTATCATAACAGAGCAACCATTGTTTCCCGATGTTCAAGAGAACGACAGCAATAAATAAAATCCTATCCTTAAAAAAACGGATAAAGATAATTCAAGGAGGTACATCAGCAGGTAAGACTTTTGGAATCTTGCCTGTACTAATAGACAAGTGTACACGTCAAGCAGGATTAGAAGTATCTGTAGTTGCTGAATCAATTCCTCACTTGCGAAGAGGAGCATTAAAAGACTTCGTTAAAATCATGCGATGGACAGGACGTTACATTGATGATAGATTCAATAAGTCACTTCTAAGATACGAATTTGGAAACGGAAGTGTAATAGAGTTCTTCTCAGCAGATGATGCATCTAAACTCAGAGGAGCAAGGCGTGACATTCTTTATATCAATGAGTGCAACAACGTAACTTTTGAATCTTACAACGAGTTAGCTATCCGTACAAAAAAGGAAGTGTTTTTAGACTTTAATCCGGCAAATGAGTTTTGGGTGCATAAAGAACTAAAAGACGAAGCAGACTCAGATTTCATTATCTTAACCTACAAGGACAACGAAGCTCTTGATGAGTCAATAGTAAGTCAAATAGAAAAGAATCGTGAGAAAGCAGCAACGAGTTCCTATTGGGCGAATTGGTGGCGTGTTTACGGACTAGGAGAAATAGGAAGCCTTGAAGGTGTAATATTTGATAATTGGAAAACAATAGACAAGATACCAAGCGAAGCTAAGTTGATTGGAATAGGACTTGACTTTGGTTATACCAACGACCCTACATCAGCAATAGAAATTTACAACTACAACGGACAAAGAATAATCAACGAACTATGCTATCGGACAGGAATGGTAA